AGGAAAACCGTTACGACAGGCACCTAGTTGGGCAAAATATAAAATTGTATTTGCAACACCTGAAAATTTAAAGACGACTAAAATTCCAAAAGATTTAATTGGTGTTCAATATTTTAAGACAAAAGCACAAGCAAACACAGCTTTAAATAAAAGATTAAGTTCCCACTTTGTGACTCCTGGTGATCCAGAAGGTGCAAAACTTAAAAGACAGAGAACAAGAGCTGCAAATGTAAAAGCAATAACAAAACTTTCCAGTGAAGCGGATAAAGCCGCTATTAAACAAATTCAAGGTGGTATATCCGAAATAAATAAATATTTTAAAAATAAACCCGAACTAATTAATACAAGTAATTTTGGTAAAAATGTTAAAGCTATGATGGCTTTAAGATTAGATAAAGATACGGCTAAGTTTTATACGAGAGCGAAATCAAATGCTTATTATTTAAAAAAAGCCAAACAGGGTCAATTATTTGACTTGTTCGATATTAATCCTGTAGCGGGTAAAAAACCAGGTGGCAGATTCGCAACAAATGTAAATATAGCCCCAGGACAATTTAACAGAGCTTTTGTTGGTGCACAGTTAACAAATTTTTTTAAAAAAGGTGTTAATACAGAAACTGCAGGAGAGTTAGACAAGATTTTAAAGAAAAGAAATATTAGAGTTGATTTACCAAATATAGGTAAAATAGGTGCTGCAGGCGGAGATGTAGCATTCGATACTAAAACAGGATCTTTTCCAAGAATAGTTAAAACTTTAGAATCGATGAAAGCTCCTAATAAAATATTAGAGATTTTTAATGGTAAACGTCTTACAAACCCGCAAAAAATAAAAACAGCTGTTGCATTAGGTTGTGTTAGCGCCGCTGATGGTGGAAGAATTGGATATGCGCTAGGATCAGCAACTATAAACTGTGTTAATACAAAATTAACTAAAGAGCCTGTTCAATCTTCAATGAAATTAAGAATTGCGGAAGGAGTGGGTAAAATTAAACCTGCAGCAACAAACTTTTTAAAACTATTGGGTAGAGGCGGGCTGAAAGCTGCGCCGTTAGCAGGACTTGCTGTGGCAGGAGCAGCGATAGAACCGTTAGTGAAACAATTTGTAGCGGATGACCCCACAACTTATTTAACAGACGAAAGTCAAATGAAAGGAATGCTCCTTGCAACAATTGAAGGAGAAACTCCAAAAGTTGATGAAGAAATTTTAAAATGGCAGTACCCAGGTTTAGGAGCAGCGACTCTTGCAGGTGCGGTTCCTGGTGCCGGAGAACTGTATAAAACACGAAGAGGAGTAGGACCAACAGGACCTATACCAGGAGTCGGCAAAGCTCGAGCAGCTTTAGGGATCAAAGGTGTTTTAGGAAAAGCTTTCGGAGCAACTTTTTCTCCATTAGCGGCAGCTGCAACACTTCCTATAAGCGTAGCGGCTCAAAGAAAAGGGGGAACCGAGTGGGGAGATATTGCAACCGATCCAACTAATTGGATGGCACCTGCGTTCGCGTCCGCTGGAGCTGAAATGGCAACACGAGGTATGAAACCTACAGGTATATTAGCTAAAGCTATAAGAATGGGAATGAGTCCTAGAACTTTGTCACTAATTTCACGAAGATTTGGTTTCCCAGGTCTTGCAGTTAGTGCAGGAATGTGGGGCTATGATAAATGGAAAAATAGATCCATTAACGACGAGGATTAATTATGTTACCATTAGTTGCAAGAGGAATAATGAGTTTAGCTGCTCGAATGGCTGCGAGAAATCCTCGACTTGGAAAAAATTTAATTAGTCTTTATAGAGGTGAGTCTTTTCCCCAAAGAAATTTAGCAGGTTTCAAAGATAAAGCAAAATTTTTTAAAACGACAATACCTGAAATAAAAAAAGACACATTATCCGGTCAATGGTTTACACCCAATCTTGCTCATGCGAAAGCTTATGCTTCGGGTCTTTTTAGTAATGTTCAAAAGATAAAAGTTACTCCTAAAGAGTTGGCTGCTTTTTATAGATACAAAGATAAAATAAATAGAAGACCGGTGAAATATAGTGTGAAGAAGCGACTGGGGTTACCAGATCCACCTACACATGGTGTTACAACTTCACCACACCATGTTGTTGTTCCAAGATATAAGCTAAGAAACCTACCTTCAACGAAAAATTGGTTGGTACAAGAGAAATTAAAAAATATGTGGAGAGGTATAGGGGGTCTTTTAAATAGATGATAAATAAGACATTAACTAAAAACATGAAACATGTGAAATGGAAGGAGATTCCCCCTCTAAGAGGGCCTAATCCACAAGGGTTGAATGTCCCTTTAAAACAAGTTAAAAGTGTGTTAAAATCGGAGAAAATTAATGGCAGACAAAATAGATAAGGCTCTACCGAACGTAGACCCAGAAGTCGTATTACCTAAAGAGGAAATCGTTGTAACTGAAGAAGATAAATTATCGGAGGTAACTCCTGATGGTGCTGAAGTTATTATGGATGAAGAAGGTGGAGCGGAAATTAATTTCGACCCAATGTCTGAGCAACAAGTTACTCAAGATCATTTTGCCAATATAGCTGACTTACTTCCAGACGATGTCTTAGGACCTATTGGTTCTGAATTAAATGAAAATTACATGCAATATAAAACTTCCCGTAAGGAGTGGGAAGATACTTATATTAAAGGTTTAGATTTATTAGGATTCAAATACATTAATCCAACCCAACCTTTCCAGGGAGCTAGTGGTGCAACGCATCCAGTACTCGCTGAAGCAGTTACCCAATTTCAAGCGCAAGCTTATAAAGAATTACTTCCGGCTATGGGCCCAGTTAGAACCCAAACTTTAGGAAGACCGAGCAGACAGAAAGAAGAACAATCTGTTCGTGTTAAAAATTTTATGAATTATCAAATCATGGATGTTATGAAAGAGTACGAACCAGAGTTCGATCAAATGCTCTTTTATCTCCCGTTAGCAGGTTCAGCTTTCAAAAAAGTTTATTATGATGAACTTTTAGGAAGAGCTGTATCTAAATTTGTACAAGCTGACGATTTAATTGTCCCGTATACAGCTACCTCATTAGCTGATGCGGAGGCGGTTATACATGTTATTAAAATGTCTGAGAATGATCTCAGAAAAAAACAAGTTGCAGGTTTCTACCGAGATATAGAAGTGAAACCGGGCTATGATCAAGAAACTGAAGTTGAAAAAAAAGAAAGATCACTTGAAGGAATTAGAAAAACACGAGACGAAGATATATTTACCATTCTTGAGTGTCATGTGAATCTAGACATAGAGGGGTTTGAAGATATGAAAGAGGGAGAACCTACAGGAATTAAACTTCCTTATATTGTTACAATTGAAGAAGGATCAAGACAAGTTTTATCAATTAGACGAAATTATAAACAAGAAGATCCAATGAAATTAAAAATACAATATTTTGTTCATTTCAGATTTTTACCTGGAATGGGCTTTTATGGTTTTGGATTAATTCACATGATTGGCGGTTTGAGTCGTACTGCAACAACTGCTCTACGTCAATTATTAGACGCAGGAACGTTAAGTAATCTTCCTGCAGGTTTTAAACAAAGAGGAATACGTGTAAGAGACGAGGCTCAAGCAATACAGCCCGGCGAATTTAGAGATGTCGATGCACCTGGTGGAAACATCAAGGACGCTTTTATGACTCTACCTTTCAAAGAACCATCACAGACTTTATTGTCTTTGATGGGAATTGTTGTCCAAGCAGGACAAAGATTTGCCGCCATCGCTGATATGCAGGTCGGAGACGGCAACCAACAGGCCGCTGTTGGTACGACTATCGCTCTCTTAGAACGTGGTTCAAGGGTCATGTCAGCGATCCACAAACGATTGTTTGTGGGGCTTAAACAAGAATTTAATTTGTTAGCTGGCGTATTTAAAACTTATTTACCTCCTGAATATCCTTATGATGTAGTGGGAGCCCAACGAAATGTTAAAGCTACAGATTTTGATGACAAAGTAGATATTGTTCCCGTTGCGGATCCAAATATTTTTTCTCAATCTCAAAGAATTTCTATGGCACAAACAGAATTACAACTCGCTCAAGCGAATCCGCAGATGCATAATATGTATGAAGCGTTTTATGCTATGTATAGTGCGATCGGAGTAAAAGAAATTGATAAAATTTTACCTCCTCCACCACAACCAACACCTTTAGATCCAGCAGTAGAAAATATTATGGCTTTAAGCAGTAAACCTTTTCAAGCTTTTAAGGGCCAGAATCACCAAGCCCACATAACTTCGCATTTAAACTTTATTTCTACGAATTTAGCTCGAAATAATCCGATGATTTTAGGCGCTCTGGAAAAAAACTGCTTTGAACATATTTCTATGATGGCTCAAGAACAGGTTGAAGTAGAATTTAGAGAA